GTTTTGGGCGATCCCTAAATACTTTCTTATCATCATCCCACTCTCGTTGATATTGTCGTAAACACTCAATGCCTTCTTCACATCTATTATCAAACCAAGTGCGAGTTAATGCAAGTCGTGTTGCTTGAATTCCGTCTTGAATTGACAGGTTTGGAACAATTTTTAGATGTTTTATGTCAATTTTTGCAGATATTTGTTCGATTATGCTCTTACCACCGCTTGCCATAGTTTTGGCTCTAGCGTCATGGGGTAGCCAATGAGTGCCATATTTGTACCCAAACTCATCTTCTTTTTGGGCAAGTAGCCCCGTGTAATATGGTACTGCTTGACCATTAGACGAATGGTGATCTAACACCCTTATCTCGCCATACACCACTTGAAACCACCAAATGCTAGTACTGTCATTGAATCCCAAGTCCCAAGCGGTATGGCATGGGAACATTGGGTCATAATCAACTGTGGTAATTCGTTCAAGATCAGTAATCCTACGCATTTCTTGACCGTAGTAAGCACCAAGAATAGCGGCTTCAAATGAGCATAAGAACTCTTGTTCGTACTGGTTGTCTGACATGGTGGCTTTAGCATCATCTAATTCAGATTGCGGCAAAAGCATAGTTTGATCTGCCCGTAGCACCTTTACATACCAATTAGGCTTTTTGGTAGCTTCGTTGTATATATCGTAAAAGGCGTTGTGTCCTTTTGGTGTGCCGATAAAGGTAGCCCAACCCAATCTATCTGCCAATAATGGGCGAATGATCTCACCCCATACAGACGGCTTCATATCGGCCATCTCATCCATTACTACGCCATCCAAAAAATTCCCACGAAGTGCGTCAGGGTTATCAGCCCCAAATAGCCTAATCCTAGCCCCGTTAATCAGTTCCACCCATAGTTCGGATTGATTGGCTTTAGATAAGACTGGCTCTGAAAAGCGTTCTAAATATCTCCAAGCTACTGACTTGGCTTGGGAATAAAAAGGGGCAATATAGGCGTATTGAGCGTGCTGTTTGTTTTCTAGCAAGGCTTTGACTATCAGGTCGTTAATACAGGCCACAGTCTTGCCACAACGCCTGTGAGCCACAATTACAGCCCACCGCTCCTTACGGTCGTGAAAGTCCTCAAAAACGCTTCTAGGGCGGTATTTTAGCTTTATAGGGCTACTCATCTGCCCAAGTTATCCTTAGATCACCACCATTAGTGCCTGTAACTTCATTGACTTGGGTTTCTTTCCATCTAGCCCGTGTTTTTAGCCAAAATATAGCGGCCGCAGTATTACCCTTTTTGGCTTGGCTAAACAAAGTGCCAGCAATAGCGGCATTGGCATCAATACGCCCTTCATCTAATTCATCCTTGTAATACTTAACCAGCGTATCAGCACTAATCTTTAAGCGTGTAGCAATATCCTCGTGGGGGCAACCTAACGCAGACAGGCGTTTAACCTGTTCTCTAGTGGCTTCGGTAGGCTTATGTTCTTTTCCTTGTGCCATTTTATAACTCCGAAAGTACGGCTTTTTTACCCGTAAAATCTTCCCAACGCTTAACAATAACATCGCAGTATTTAGGGTCAAGTTCCATAAGACACGCTTTTCTGCCTATTTTTTCAGCGGCAATCATGGTAGAACCTGAACCACCAAATAAATCCAATACGATGTCTGAACCTTTGGTGTTATTTAATATTTGATATTCCATTAGTTCTACTGGCTTCATAGTAGGGTGCAAGTCGCTTTTAGATGGCCTTTTGCACTCAATTACTGTAGTTTGTTTTCTGTCAGTAGCCCAAAGATGTGCCGCACCTTCTTTCCAACCGTAAAGACAAGGCTCATGTTTCCAATGGTAATCAGACCTACCAAAAGCTGAATTGTCTTTATTCCATATCAAGGTTTGACGAACTTTCCAGCCCATATCCTTAGCCGCACCCCTAAAGTTGTAACCTTCTGTATCAGCGTGCCAAATATAAAACACAGCACCAGCTTTCATAACGGCATTAGCAGCTATATAAACATCTTTAAGAAATTGCCTAAACTCATCATCAGCCATTTCATCATTTTTAATTTGTTCTCGTTTTTTACTGCCGCCTTCATAAGCAATGTTGTATGGGGGGTCAGTTACTAATTGGTCAGCTAGTTGACCATTCATTAGCTTTTCTACGGCATCAATGCTGGTGCTATCACCGCACATAAGCCTATGATTTCCAAGGATATATAAATCGCCTAACTTGGTTTTTGGTTCTTCAGGTACATCAGGCACAGCATTTTCATCTGTTAAACCATCTGTACCTTCAATTACATTTAGCAAAGCATCTAATTCTTTATCGTCAAAGCCTGTAAGAGTAAGGTCAAAACCTTCATCTTCTAGGTCTTGTAACTCAATAGTCAACATAGCGTTATCCCACCCTGCGTTTAATGCCAGCTTATTGTCTGCGATGATATAAGCCTTCTTTTGGCTTTCAGTCATATCAGAGCAATCAATGGTGGGTACTTTGTCCAACCCTAGCTTTTGGGCGGCCATTAATCTACCATGTCCAGCAATAATGCCTACCCCGTCTACCAATATAGGATTGCGAAAGCCAAACTCTTTTATGCTTGCCGCAATTTGTGCCACTTGTTCAGGGCTATGGGTTCTGCTGTTCTTTGCGTAAGGGATTAGCTTATCTACAGCGACTTCTTTTATTTGCATATTTAACCAAGTGGTTGATTAAGATAAGTTAATTCTACTCTATTTTGTCGATTTGTTGTTGTATTAGCTCTTTACGACTGGGGGGTGTAATCATATAAGACTTTAATGCTTCTAATGACTTTAGCTGGTCAGGACTATATGCCAATGCTTTATTAATTTCCTCAGGCCATTGTCCTACTGTATATCCACGCAATGCTGAATCAGTAGCATTTTGAATTGCATCAGCTTCTGGTCTGCCTTCATCCAATGTGGCTTGATAATCTAATGCGTGTTCTTTAAGTGTTTTAAGTTGGTCAGGTGACCAAGATTGCATCAACGCTTCCCTTGTTTGGTTGGCCATAGGGTCAATGTGCAACATTTCTGCGGCTAAATCATGATGGGTAAAATCTTTTGGTTTAAATACTTCTACCCCAATTCTATCTATGGGTAAAGATGGGTGTTTATTAAAACCACCTTCAGGTAACGGTGCTCCTGTTTCGCCAATAGGATATGTTTCAGCATAACCTCTGTTTTCGGCAGGATTTACCACAACCATAGGATTGTGCTTTGCAACAAAAGGATAAGCCTGTGTTGCTTTCCCCAACAAATCTGTTGCGTAATCAGCCATTATTTTACTTCTTTATCCAAGTCTTTAACTTTATTGGCAATAGCGGCTCTACGCTCTAAACGCAATCTTAAGTTCTTTTCGTAGGTAGATTCTTTATGCGGTCTAAGCAGAGCGTTTTCTTTAGGGTATTTGTGGTTCATGTGTTCCATTACATATCCTTCATCTTTTGACGAATCATGTCTTTTCTGCTTTGTGGCTTGGCAGTCTTGGCAGATTCTTTAAAATCTTTGGCGGTTGGGGCGTTCTTGCTACCAACCTTGTTCATTTTTTCACCCGATCCGTGTGCGATCCGTTCTTGTTTACGGTGAATATTTGCGTAAAGTCCGTTTTTCATTAACATTTCCACCTTGCTCTTGCCGCTTTGCCCCGTTCCCCATTCCATCCTGCTGACCTAGCACAAAAACTATCGTGTCTTGGCCCACTAGCTTGGGGTGCTTTTAAATCACTACCATTCTTTGCGTTGTACGCTTTACGACCAGCTTCGGTCATTCCTGCACCTTCTTCTACTGACTGATAATGCCGACCCTTACCTTTAGTGGTCTTAGCTATCGGCTTATCGTGCTTTTCTACTGCGGCACGGATGGCATCTTTACGATTCAATCTTTTTCGCCAATATATTTGTCGTATTGGGCTTCTAAATTAGCTTTGCGTGTGCCTTTAGCGTATTCACGCTCAGTATTTAGGGCAATAGCAAGTGCTTGTTTTTTAGGCTTACCAGCTTTAACTTCAGCTTTAATGTTTTTGCCGACTGATTCGGCTGATCCTGATTTATCTAGTGGCATGATTAGCTCTTAAATTTAAGTAAATAGATGGTTGTGTCAATTTCTTGGGCGATATTGTCAATAAGCTGGCAAATCTCTGTGTCTTTTGGCAAGTCTGCACGGGCATCTTTAACAAACGCTTGTAAAGATTGTAGGTATGCCAAAGGTTCTTTAGGCTGGTGGTATGTAGCAGGGAATTCAGTAATCTGCCCGTAGCATCCAAAGTAGGCTTCGGCTAGAGCATCTGTGTGCTCAATAATGTTCTCGTAGAACTTGCCTAATGCTTTGTGCTTGGCATAAGACTTGGTAGCCCAATGGAAAAAATGGGTATTAGTCCCCGAATGTAGCAATGTTGCTAGGAATAATGCCATTGATTTATCCATAATACGCTCCTTTTAATCTATTTTATAACACTTTTCTAGTAATACCTAGTGCTCTAATTGCGGCTTCTACACTATCTACACGACTAATTGCACCGCCTTTCCACTTGCCCAAAAAGTCTAATTGGTCAGGCGTAAATTTGGCTTTAGCATCTCGTTTAATTTCCATTAATATGGTCTCCCCAGCGTATCCCACCAAAATGTCGGGTGTCCCGTGTTTTAGGGAAGCCATAGAAACTACAGTAGCACCAGCATCTCGTAATGCCTTAACTATTTCTTTATGATTTGTATCTATTCGTGCGTATGTCATTGTTTTTAAATTAAAATAGATTAGTATTGGCTAACTTTACCATTATAAAGGCTTGGAATGAGCAAACCAGCGTGTAGTGAGCAAGAGTTTATCGCATTATTTAAAGAGCACCGATCCCCTACGGCTGTGGCTAAAATACTAAATGTCGATACTAGAAGTGTAATTGCCCGTAGAAAAAACTTAGAAAAAAAGCACGATATTGTGCTTGAATCTAATAATAATCGTGGCGTTCCTAGATTTGCTATTCCTGAAAATAAAATACGCTGTGAATATGAGTTAAAGAATGGAATCATTATGGTAGGGTCTGATTGCCATTACAACCCTAATTACATCTCTACTGCCCACCGTGCTTTTGTACATTTTACGAAACACTTAAAACCTAATATGGTGATCCTCAATGGCGACTTGTTCGATTTTGCACAGATCAGCCAGCACAACCGAATTGGTTACCAACAGCACCCAACAGTCCAACAAGAATTAGAAGAAGTACAAGCACGATTAGGCGATATTGAAGCTGTACGCCCTGCTGGTTGTATATTGCACCGCACCATAGGTAATCACGATTTACGCTTTGATGGCAAGTTGTCTAATGTCCTTCCCCAGTACGAAGGTGTCAAGGGTATGTGCCTAGCGGATCACCTGTATGGCTGGTCATATAGCTGGTCAGTTGTAGTCAATGACAATACGATGATTAAACACCGTTGGCACAATGGTATTCATGCGGTCTACAACAATGTACTAAAAGGCGGAATGAGTATGGTCACAGGCCATTTGCACTCGTTAAAAGTAACACCGTGGTCAAATTATACGGGCGACAAATATGGTGTTGATACTGGAATGATGGCGGCAGTCAGAGATGAACAGTTTATGTACCATGAAGATTCAAGCGTCAACTGGCGTAGTGGATGGGCAGTATTGACCTATGTTAACGGTCACCTTATGCCACCTGAACTATGTCAAGTTATTAATGAAGATGAGGGGCTGGTATTTTTTAGGGGTGAACTACATGAGATTAAGTCCTGAAGCATTAAAGCATCTGTATTCAAGCCTTTATTGCACTTATCCATTTACTAAATGGCCTATGCCATTGCCTGAAGAAATTGAGTTTATTGTTACTGCTGACCCTGAAGTAATGGGTACTTATTTGCTGGATACGGGCGGTGACTACGCTCATACTATTACCATCTCATCAGGGCGTTGCAGTCATTTTTATACCGTTTTGACCACTCTTGCCCATGAATGTATACACATGAGTTTTTATAAACAAAAAGGTGACAAGTGGTTACAACACGGAAAGCCGTTTAGAACCCGTTGCAAAATGGTAGCCAGCGAACTAGGATTTGATCCGTTGGAATTGTAAAGTAACATATATGGATCATTAACCCACATAAGGCTTCATTTATGAATCATTAAATTTTTGTTATTTCGCCATGTAATACAAACCAATGTTGGCTGTAGCGTAGGACATATAAGTAACACCCATAGGTACATTGCCTTTAACGACCTGTTCAATACCAATATAGGCATAAATCAATCCAGTAACAATGATTAACCAGCTACTCAATCAACTTCTCCGTTTGTTCAAGTAATTCTTCTTCCGTGATGCCGTAGTGTTTTTCAAACCATTTGCGGCCGCTGTGAATACTGGTATTTGCTCCTCGATGGTGAAAGGGACAGAGCGGAATAACAGGCGACTTGCTTCTAACGCCAGCTCGTCTAATGTGATGTAATTCTGCTGGTGTTCCCTCATTGCCTTGATGCCTACATAATGAACATCCCAGTTCACTAATTTTGCGATACTTTTCTTTCTCAAGTTTAGACGCCATTGATGTGGTCTACGGTCATCTGCTCTAGCTTTTCTGCTGAATCAAAAATATCAACGCTTAATTCAAGCATTTGGGTGTAATCCTTGCGGTTTAGGGCATCGTCATACATCTTGCAAAATAGTTTAAGGATTAAAAATTCTTCTGTAAGTTTTAACATTATTTTAATATCCGATCTTGTGTGCGGTTAGATACTTCTAGGGTTTGCCAAGTTGAATGGCGTAATACAGCGGCTTGCAATTCCCACTTTAACTTTTCAGCGTTTTCTGTGGCCGTGCCAATAGAGTTGCATAAGTCTTGATACTCTTGGCTGGCATAGGCTTCACGTTCTTGTGCTCCGATAGTTTGCTCACCTGACTTCTTCATCATAATGGATTTGAGTGAACTCTTGAAGGTTTCTAGTTGGGCTAATTCACCTTTAGCTTGTGCGTACTTACCTGCGTTCTCAAGGATGAAGTCTATACACTTATTGGGATCTATCTCTCTTGTCATTTTCCTAGTTTCTTTTTTATCAATTGTTTTATGCGTTCTTCTTTTTCGGGGTACTGGGCTAACAATCTAACTACTTCAGGCCAACCCCGTTTCTTTGCTACACCGATATACCACCAAGCAAGGTAATCGTCAGAGT